TATCACCTGTGTTTTTCCAATCAATAGTAGTGTCAAGTCCAACCAGCTCTTCCTGCTTTTCGTTTGCAGTAATTTTTCTACGCGTAAACTTACTTGCAGGAACCCTATAAGCAAGTTCACTTTTAGGTCTGTCCATACCATCTTGTATCGGCTTAAAGAAAAACGGATAGTTGATAGATATTGGAACAACTTTGTCGGTAAACATTTTTTTAGCATCTGCACCACTTTTCGATAGTATTCCATATCTACAGTCACTCGATATAGTAGCTAAGTTAACTGTTTCTGCGCTAGACATAAAAGAAAAACCAGAACGTCTGTTTTTCAAATAGCACATACCATAGCATCTTTTATCTGCTTTACATGCTTCCCAAAATATAAAGAACAACCTATTTGCTTCACGAAAGTCTGGAGCTCCAACATCAATCTTGCTCCATTGTAAATACATATAATGACTACCTGTTATATATGTAGATTCACCGTTATTATTAAACCAATAACCTTCATCTCTATATTTAAACTCTTCATCAATAAAATCATACCATTTATCCTTTTGTTCTTCAGGATAGCTTCTCCAGTCAAATATATTTTTAAGCTTACTTAGTTCTTTTGGATATTCTAACTTTTGCCATTTTTTTGCGTCAGGCAGGCGCATTCGCAGTGGTTCCAACGGCAAGCCAATCTGCAAGCCTTGGATTTCATATATTTGTCCAATTTTACCAGTTTTGCTGATAACCACGATGTCATGTTCTTTATTGTACCCATATTCCCATTTACGTTTTTTGTTAAGTCGACTTATTGTTGTCTTCTTAACTGGTTCAACTATTTTATATAATGTTTGTTCGTACATCAAAAACGCTATTACTTTGATCTGCCTTCCGCGAAGCCTTTAAATACTCTTTCCTTTTTTTCTTCTTGTGTCTTTCCTTCCAAAATATTTTCTTCTTCTTGTACGCGGTTGAGGATTTCAAATGCATCAAATATAGCTAACTTTTTAGTAGCCGCAGCGTTTTTTAGTCTATCAGCAGATACATCATCTTCTGTATTAGTAATAATTTGCTCTTCAGCAACTTTTATCAACTCATCAACCGCTTTGCGCCCAGCTAGGATTATACGTTTTTTCGTTTCCTTGATATTCATATTTGATTGTAATAAATTTAGAATAAGCTCTATACATCCTAACACCATCTACAATAAACTCATAAGCAGACACAGGGTCAAAGCCTACTAAGTCTCCTACTTCAACTACACTATTTGAATATTTAACAATACCAATTAGTGGTCTTTCTGTTTCAGTGTTAAATTTATCTATAGCTTTTAGTGGTTGTACAAAACAATAACCTGGCAAAGGTTTCCACGTGTTATCGTTCTTATATAAAAATATTTGATCTTCTGAAATAATATATTTATTATCTTTAAAGTAAGATCTACTATTCTTTTCTTTACCTTTCATATCGTGCCATCTTCTGAACACGTTGTGATGAACTAAAACAGTATCACCTTTCTGTATAGGTGTATTGTTTAATATTGGAACGCTTAGCACTTTAGCCTCTCTGTTAACATATTGATGATTAAATATCTCAGTATTAACTATTAGCTTTTTATCCTCAACGTCTACAGTATTATTATATCTATCACCTTTAGGCTCTACTAAAAAGCAATGTGGACTTTTCATTAATACTCTAGATTATATTCTACAGATATAGCCATATTCTTGTTAAAATCTTTCCAAGGTATAACAACCTTTTGTTTTCTTATATAAACAGAATATTTATCTTTTTCTTCTACAATATCGCAAATAGTATGACCGCCATACACTTCTTGCCCAACGGCATAGTGCATAGCGTCATTCTTATAGTCTTTACCGATACTAATCTTTCTTATCAGCTTCGACATTTTCTTTTGCGTAATTTATAGTACCATCTTGAATATTAATGTCAGATGTTCCATATTGTTCGTTAAACTCTACTTGCATAACATTTAGCTCGTCTTGCATAATCGTAACACTATGTAATACTTGATGTTTTCTAGTTTCCATCATACCTAAGTCCATTTGAGCTCTATTTATCGTATTAACAATATTTTGAACTTTAGTTAACTGCTCTTCAGTTACTTTTTCTGCCTTAGGTTTAAGGTCTACAATTTTCTCCGTTTTCGGAGTTTTTCTTTTTGCCATGATTTAATTTAATTTAAGTTAATTTTTTATTTTACTTTTCAAACGAAAGTACAAGCTTAATAGGATGTATATTGTATACTAATTTATCATTAACACCCGCGTTAGCTAAGTTATTTTCCATTAATATATTTGTAGCATCAGTAACAGTTTTAATAGTTCCTAATAATCTATCATCTTCATCATGAAGTATGTCACCAGGAGAAAAAGCTATTGTTGCATCAACATCTGCTACATCTAAATTTGCTTGAGAAGTGCCTGGAGTTCCATCTACAGTCATCGTTGATGTAAAATTAGTTGAACTAGCAACTATAGCACTAACGTAAAGCTTATCAAAACCAACGTTTGTTCCAGTTTCTGGTTCGCCTTGAAGTACCATGTTTGGATATTGATCGTTACCACTACCACCACCAGCAGCCGCAACACCACAGATTGTATCTAATCCTGCAACTCCGTGATAAGATCCAGCAATGAATGGAACGGCTCCTATTAAGTGATTCCTGTAACTACCTCCATTGGCTGTAGCGTGTATTGTTCCAATATCACCTGGCGCAACTCCATTTAAACTTTTAGCAAAAAACAAATCTGTACCATTATCGTTGTCAGCTCCATTTGCACCATCTCTACCTTGAACTACCATTTGTACACCTATTAGTCTTGCTGCTCCTTTTGGAATGTCAAACTCTGTCCAATTAAATAGCACGTCATTTGCTGAGAATGCTCCTAGATTTTGTTTTGAAGCTGCTATTGTCGGCTTTACTTCTACTGTGAAATATTTTCCCATTGTTTTATTTTTTTACTTTTTCTAGTGAGCGTCCGCCAAAATAAGCTCCGATCACTGTTATTAATACTAGTTGAAGAAGGTCTACGTACGAGTCCTTCACATTAAAGTTAATTGCACCAGCATCAATAAAAATTAATAGCATTGTGCACACTATTAAGAATATTAACGTCATTGGACGTACATTCTTGCTAAGCCATGAATCTGACTTTAAATCTGCCTCCCAACGAGACGTGATGTTCTTTTCGATCTCAACCTCGTAGTTAGCAATTAATTCTTTTATTTTTCTCTCTGCTTCTAGCTTTTCTTCTTTAGTAGTAGTTAAGTTATCTAAAACTCCACCTACGTTTTTTACAAGATCACCTGCTCCAGCAGAAAATATTTTATTTAATATACTCATTTAGATTTTACTTTTTCAAACGAGCTAATACCAAAGCAACCTAATGTTACCCATACAAATGAGTTGTATATTACTTCGTTTATTACTAATGTGCCGTCAACGAATATAAAGCTAGTAACTAAATCTGCAATAGCAAATAAACACATTACTACAAATGAAGAAAAGCCTACCACGTTCTTTTCGTTAATCTCGTTTTTATCTTTAAATAAACTCCACATATTATATCTTGTTTGATTCCCAAGGAAGACGTCTGTCTCCTTCTTGGTATTTCTTACCAGTGTGTGGATCTATAATAAACCCATCAATTCTTTTCCAAGTTTCACCTTTATAGTAAACAGCATAGTCATCATATGTTTCGTGACCTAACTTCATTGCTGTTATATGTTGCATTTCGTGAACTAATGCTTGTCCAACTAAAGGGTCGTTAGGATTTAAATTTTTATTTATGTATATAGATCCATCAGCATTAGCTTCAGCAACTATATCTTTTCCTAATTCTTTTCTAAAAACAGGTGTTCCAGGTACAACTTCATTATCACTTTTAAAGCTAAGCTTGCTTTTAACCTCGCCAAACCTTGCTTCCATTTTTTTAGCTCTACCTAGTTTATACCCCATTATCTATCTTTATCTTTTATCATATCATCAATAGCTTTGTTATAAACTTTATCAGTATATGATTTGTTATTGTAGAAAACACTTCTAATTGACGTAGGTAAATCTTCTTCGCTTAGTAGTATTCTATATATCCTACTTATTAATTGACTGCATTTAAACGACGTTTTAAACACTGAGTATTTTATAGTCGTTCTGTTTCTTTGTCTCCACACTTCGATCCAGCCATCAGATCGTAATCTTTCCCATCTTTCTTTATCCCAAGAGTATGTGTACGTTCCGTCAATAAACTCTTGTCTTGTAAAACGTTTCTTACAGTCTAAATAAATTAGTAGCTCTAAGTCTGCGTCTTTTAACCCGTAAGTCTTACAGGCCCATTTTCTAACGAGCCTGTAATACTTAAGGATTTGTAATTCACGTAAATCGTGACTAGTTAATCTCATTTATTATGCATCAAGCGAAATAGTACAAGATAAAATGTCTTTGTGTAAGAACACAGAATTTACATCGTCACAAACAGTAACGTAACCAACATCTTTGTTAGCTCTTTGAATTCCAACAATTTTTTCAGCTATAGCTTTAAACACAGTTAATTCTGTATCAGCAGTAACAGTCAAAGTAGCAAAAGTTCTTTTGTCTTCTGTTGCGTTTGGTCCTAACGTGTTAACAAAGTTCATGATAATTGTGCCGTCACTTGCTACAGTCATACCAAGAAAGCTTGATAAAGGAACTGCCATAGCATCATCTGCAGCGTCAATAAAAATTAATAATGGATTGTTCATTTTTAAATAGTTTTAATGATTAATAAATAATTTGTTTGTCGTTTGTGTTTTGTGGATTATTGTTTGTGGTATAGGTTTAATCAATTAGTACCACATCACGCGCGCGAATAACGTGGTATAATATATCTTTATACTGAACACCGTGTCCAGCGTGTTTGTCGTAGTAAACTACGTCTTTATCTTTTATAGCTTCAACTAAATTCCCAGTTGAAATAACAGTAGCTTTAATGTATCTATTATCTTCATCTACATCTTCAGTCATTATCAAACCTGCAACCTTCTTAGGTTCAACCTTTAGCTTCTGTACCACTATGTAATCGTTAACTGCCTTCATTGAGTCTCATGTTTGAAATTACACAGTCTGCGGATATAATAGTAGTTACAACTGAAACCGCGTTTTTAAGCGCCGACTTGGTAACAAGTACAGGGTCGACGATACCAGCTTTGATCATATCCATCCTTTCTCCAGTAATAGCATCTTTACCATAACCTTCATGATCTTCAGATTCTTTGTCTATAAATATACCAGCATTAGCTAATATAGTATGAAAAGGAGATTGAATAGATTTAAGTAGTATCTCTTCACCGACATTGTCGGTCGAAATTTTTTGAGAAGCATTTAATAGTGCTACACCACCGCCAGGTACGATACCTTCTTTCAATGCAGCTTTAGTAGCATAGATAGCATCTTCTACTCTATCTTTTTTCTCTTTCATTTCTACTTTAGAGTTAGCACCAACTTTTACAATACCAACACTACCAGATAGCATAGCTAGTCTTTGTCTGTGCTTCTTTTGTATAAACGGATTTTTCTCCCACTTATCAATAGTTTTCTTAATAGTTTCTATTCTTTCTTCTATTTCTTCTTCTGGAGTATCTATAGTAAGCACAGTTGACTTATCATCAGTAACAGAAGTATAAGCTTCACCTAAACAGTCTACATCAATAAGATCAAGATCATCACCTAGCTCTTCGTTAATAACTTTAGCTCCAACTAAAAATGCTAGATCTTCTATGGTATCTTGCTTAGTAGGACCAAAGCCCGGTAAATCAACAATGTTTATTTTGATATTACCTTTAACCTTGTTCATAAGCAATGCTGCTTTTACTTGTTGAGCAACAGGCGCTACAATAAGTAGTGAGCGATTATGCTTAATAACGTGTTCTAATATTGTTTGGATTTTACGTATATTAGGTATCTCAGAAGATACTATAAGAACTAAAGGATTATCTAGTTCACAGATTTGTTTATCCTTGTCAGTAACAAAGTGAGGTGATGTCATACCTACATCTACTTGAACACCATCTACAACATCTACATAAGTTTCTTCAGTTGGTGATTCTTCCATTAGAACCACACCGTCCTTTCCTACTTTCTCGTAAGCTTCAGCTATGATCTTTCCTAGTTCTTCGTCATTGTTACATGAGATAGAACTTACGGATTTTAGCATATCCCCTTCGATCTTTACAGAAACGTTGTCTAAGTATTCATTGACTTTTGATAATCCAGACTTTATACCGTCTTTTATATCTCTAATGCTAGACTGGTCGGTGTTCAATACCTCTTTTAATAATGATTCAGCAAGCACGGTAGCAGTAGTAGTTCCATCGCCAGCTTCTCTCACTGTGTTTTTAGCAGCTTCTTTAATAAGTGTAGCTCCCATGTTTTCAACCGGATCAAATAAGACTACGCTTTCCGCAACGGTTACACCGTCTTTTGTTATGACCGGATTACCTCTTGCATCTTCGTATATAACACACTTACCAGATGCTCCAAGAGTTGATTTTACAGCAGATGCTAGTTTTTCTACACCTGCAATGATTCTGTCTTTAGCCGCGTCGCCAAAGTTTAAATCTTTGACGATTTCGCTAGGTTGGTTGTATTCCATTTTATTAAATTAAATTAAAGTAGTATATTAAAATGTTTTAACAACTTTCGGCCCTTTAGTGGCTTCTAGTTTTTTAGTGAAGTGCTCAATGCTACCATCGATAGCTTGTTCAGCTCCTTCTAAAGTTTCTCTACGCGTAACATCAACCCATTCGTCGCTGTCAGGCTTAGTAACTTCTGTTTGGTAATAACCGTTAGGCAATTGAGTTATCCTCCAGTTTTTCTTTTCTGAAAGATGCATCCATTGCTCTTTAGTTTTTTCGTTTACTTGTGGATTACCGGTCCACGAACTTGTCTTGTAATACAAATACGTCATTTTGGTTTTATTTAATGGTTAATAATAGGTATTCGGATTTTCCGAATTACTTCTTCTTCATCATTTTCATTGCTGGCTTTGCTTTTAATTTCATAGCAGAAGCTTTCTTCATTTTCATTGCAGCTTTTTTCATCATCATAGTTGACTCTTTTTTAAGCTTCATAGCTGCTTTCTTCATTTTCAAGGCAGCACCTTCTTCTTTACCAGCTTTTTCTAAGATAGCTTTAGCCATAGCAACTTGTTTTGCAGTAGCTTTTTTCATTGGCGTCTTCTTAGCCATCTTCATTGCAGGATCTTTTTTCATTTTAAATTTTGTTTTTAACGTGTTTAAACATCGCTTCACCTATTTTTTCTCCAAACTTACTGTCTGACTTATAGTGAGCGTGAGCTACTCTCCTACTATAAGATATATTTTCCGCTGTCTTCTTAAATGCTTTAGAAGCTTTTGGATATTTCTTTGCTAGCACCTTTCCTATTAACACTCCTTGAACTGAATGTCCTGATGGATATGATGGAGTTTTCATTGAGTCCATCTCGTAATCATCCATCTTGATATTCATCTTCTTAGCTGAAACTTTAGGACGAGGTCTATTAAAATGTTTCTTCAAGTTTAATATTACAGGCGCTGAATGTTTTATTAAATCTTTGGCTATGCTTTTGTCGTAGTCTTCAATATTATTATCGCTAGCGGTCTTTGCAAAAGCAGACTCAATATCGTCATACTTCTTAACAAAATCTTTTCTAAGAGGTATACTTTTAAGTTCTTTAACTTCTTGAGCAGTTTGAAAAGAATTATCGCTAGGTGGCTTTTGTTTTTTAAAGCTTGATATGTCAAAATCTTTAAACATTACTTTTCTCCACACTTTTTACTAGGATTACCTACTTGTACCCAGTTTTCTTTTTGGAACCAATCACGTAGTGTAGCACCTTTCTTACGAGCACCTTTTACATTACTTTTACTAGATCTTCTATAACCACCGCTTTTAGCAGCTTTACGCTTAGCTCTAACAACGGCAGCTCTTTCAGATTTAGACATGCTACGAACTTTAGCTGCAGGTAAACAAACTTTCTTTGTACCTCCACCTTTTATCTTAGATTTTTTAGCTAACGGTGATTTTAGTTTAAATGCCATTATTTCTTATTTAATCTTCTTATCGCAGCTTTACATCTTTTAGCAATACCTGCTTGCTGAGGTTTTTTGCCAAAACGTGATCTTTGCTCCATAACTGTTAATATTTGTATTTTTCTAGCGTATGGCTTACTTATACGTTTTACTTTAGAACATGTCTTTCTAGCGTCTGCTGGCGTAGCATATTTAATTCTTACAGTATCTTTTGGATTTTCATCTGTATATAATCTTCTGCTACTACCTTTAGGTTTTTTACCAGTACCAACAACTGGGTCTTTACGTTTCTTTTTTGGTGATGGCCTGTTAGTTTGCATATTTATAAACCAGTTTGCTAATTGCTTATCACGAGGTGTAGCGTCTTTTCTAGATTTTAACTTTCTAGCTTTAGCTACTGTTACATCTCCGCCATATAACTTAGATATACGAGCTTTTAATACACCTCTGTAAGCTTTACTCATCTTTTTTAAGTCTTTTTCTTACGATGTCCATAGTTCTACGCATTTTAGCGGCATACTTAGGATCTTTATTACGTCTAAACACAACTTGTTGGTTTAAACTACTAATAATCTTAGATAAATTACCTTTTCTAGACTTAATCATCCAAGAAGCTAGCTTAGGTGCTGATAATTCTTTAAACTTACCTTTAGCATCAGGCGCGTCAGACTCTTGAAACTTGCCCATGCGCTTGTTCATAGGTGATTTTATAGCATCTTGCAATTTATCAGCTTGCTTAGCATGTGTTTTACTAGCTTTTTTAAGCTCTGTAATAACTTGCTTTATTTTATTATTATTTAACTTAAACGCCATTACTTCTTTTTTCTTGGTACACAGTTTGGCACCATTCTGTTACCCTTCTTTTTCATACCTTTTTGAACATATTTCTTCCAGCATGCTTTCAAAGGTGATTTTATTTTCATTTTAAATGCCATTACTTCTTCTTACCTCCTCCAAACTTACTTGGACCACCTGCTCTAGTACATCTTACACCCCAACCTGACGCATATGCGCTAGGCCAAACCTTAAATTTACGTTTTGCAGCTGATTTACATGCTGCAGATATTTTTTTTAATGCTGAACTTTTTGTAACTTTCATAATACATTTAATATTTACCTCTAACTCCTTTTGGATTAGATTTAGTTGAACCACCTTTTCCAGCCCATAAATCTTTACATGCCCAATACGATGCTGTTAGTTTACTTTTCTTCTGACCACACTTATGTCTAGCTCTAAAACTCTTGCGAGCAGCAGCTGAATAATTATGACCATAACTAGTGTGACCGTAATGTACTAATTTTTCTTTTCCACCTTCACAAGCTTTAACAACTTTCTTTTTTTGTGGCTTAGGTGAACGACGAGGCTTATTACAAGCCATCTTGCTTTTATCAAGCTTTTTAAATCCACTACCTATACCACCAGCTCTACGTCTACCGCAGCTAGTGG